GAGGATGCCAAATGATGGACTTCAACTCATCATCGAGCATCAGCGGCCAGATCAGCACGCTGATCGATCTGGGTCTGCAAAAGACCCGGTCCAAGGAAAAATCCCGGCAGTATTTGGGTGCATCCCGTCTGGGCGTGGCGTGTGAGCGCGCGCTGCAATACGAGTACGCCCAAGCGCCGGTGGACCCGGGGCGGGAGACTCAAGGTCGGATTCTACGCATTTTTGAGCGTGGCCACGTCAACGAGGACAGCATGGTCGCATGGCTGCGCGCCGCCGGTTTCGATCTGCGCACGCACAAACCCAATGGCGAGCAGTTTGGGTTTTCGACGGCTGACGGTCGCTTGCAGGGGCACATCGATGGTGTCTTTGTCGGCGGGCCAGACGGGTTCAAGTATCCCGCGCTGTTCGAACACAAGTGCCTGGGCTCCAAATCCTGGCGCGACCTGGAGAAAAACAAGCTTGCGGTCTCCAAGCCGGTCTACGCCGCGCAGGTGGCCATCTACCAGGCCTACCTGGAGTTGCACGAAAACCCGGCCATCTTCACGGCGGTTAACGCCGACACGATGGACATCTACGCCGAGTTGGTGCCTTTCGATGCGGCGCTGGCGCAAGCCATGTCCGACCGGGGTGTGCGCGTGATTACCGCCACTGACGCGGGCGAGCTGCTACCTCGCGCGCACCTCGACCCCACCCACTTTGACTGCAAGTTTTGCGCGTGGCAAGACCGCTGCTGGAGGACAACACCATGAACATACCAAAACAAGAGTTCCAACTGGACGACGAACCCATGATCGATGCCAAGCAGGCCGCGTGCGCGCTGCGGCTGCCCCTGTACTGGTTTGGCGATCCGAAGATGCGCGCCAAGCACCGCATTCCGCATTACCTGCTGGGTGGCTTGGTGCGCTTTCGCATGGGTGAACTCAGCCTATGGGCTGCCAACAACAGCGCCGCCGGTGACACCCAGCAAGATCAGTCGGAGGGCGCCAGCCATGATGGACTTTAACGATGTGGAATCAGCACCAGTCGTCAAGGCCCCTGAGGCCAGCAAGGAGGAGATTCGCGCCTGTCTATTGGCACGCCTTGAATCGGTGTTGTTCTCCATGTATCCGGCAGGCAAGATCAAACGCGGCAAGTTCTACATTGGCGACATCCTGGGCAGTCCCGGCGACAGTCTGGAGATTGTGCTCACTGGCGACAAGGCCGGACTGTGGACGGATCGAGAAAACGGCGCTGGAGGCGACATTTTTGCGTTGATGGGTGGCCACTTCGGCATCAATGTCCAGACGGACTTTGCGCAAGTCCTGACAAAGTCCGCAGAGTTGGCTGGCAGCGCGCCACCGCCACCGCCTCGCAAGAAGAAAACTGCGCCACCCTTGGACGACCTCGGGCCTGCCACGGCCAAGTGGGACTATCACGACGCTGAGGGAAAGTTGATTGCCACCGTGCATCGGTACGACCCGCCCGGGCAAAAGAAGGAATTCCGCCCTTGGGATGTCAAACGCCACAAGCCAACACCGCCCAATCCACGCCCACTGTACAACCAGCCGGGTATGTTGAAGTCTGACCGGGTGGTGTTGGTCGAAGGTGAAAAATGTGCCAAGGCGCTGATCGACGCGGGCATCTGCGCCACCACTGCCATGCACGGAGCCAACGCGCCGGTAGACAAAACCGACTGGTCACCCCTGGCTGGCAAAACGGTGCTGATATGGCCTGACCACGACGAGCCAGGGCTGGCCTATGCGCACGTTGCCGGTCAGGCAGTTCTGTCTGCGGGTGCCCTGACTTGCGCCATTTTGCAGCCACCGGCCGAACGCCCAGTCGGCTGGGACTGCGCCGATGCACTGCAACCACCACCCGAGGACTCCACCGAGGCGGGGTTTGATGTGCATGGTTTCATTGTGTCGGGTCCCAGGGTGGTGCTGCAAAAGGTCAGCACCGATAGTGATCAGGGCACAACCAATGCGGCCAAGCAACTGTTCAAGGACGTGGACTGGTCCACCGAGGACGGCATTTGCACCGCCTTCACCCGCCACTATGGCAAGGACTGGCGCTACTGCGCGCAGTGGGGCAAGTGGTACGCGTGGAACTGCCAGCGCTGGAACGAAGACCTGGTGCTCTATGCGAACCATCTGATTCGCGGCGTTTGCCGCGCAGCGTCCAGTCTGGCCAGCTCGGAGCGCACCAAGACCAAGCTGGCAAGTTCTTCGACCATGTCGGCGGTGGAGCGTATGGCGCGCAGCGAGCCCACACACGCCGCCCTGGCCGACGACTGGGATGCCAATGTCTGGCTGCTCAACACACCGGCAGGCGTGGTTGATCTGCACAGCGGGCGAACCCGCCCACCCCAGCGCGAAGACCTGATGACCAAGATCACCACGGCCAGTCCCATCTGGGGCACTGGCTGCCCCAACTGGCTGGCGTTTCTCGATCAGGTCACCGGCGGCGACAAGGACCTGGTGAGCTACTTGCAGCGTGTCTTTGGCTACTGCTTGACTGGCTCCACCCAGGAGCACGCGTTGTTCTTCCTGTACGGCACTGGAGCCAACGGCAAGTCTGTATTCATCAACGTGCTGACCAGCATTCTTGGTGACTATGCCACTAATGCGCCGATGGACACGTTCATGGAGTCGCGTGGCGATCGCCACCCCACCGATCTGGCCGGGTTGCGTGGCGCGCGCATGGTATCGGCCACTGAGACGGAGCAAGGTCGGCGTTGGGCAGAGTCCAAGGTCAAGGAGATCACCGGCGGCGATGCTGTATCCGCGCGCTTTATGCGCCAGGACTTCTTCACCTTCTTTCCACGCTTCAAACTGCTCATTGCGGGCAACCACAAACCCACGATTCGCAACATCGATGAGGCCATGCGGCGCAGGCTGCATCTGGTGCCGTTCACCATCACCGTGCCGCCTGAGAAGCGTGACAAGCACCTTCAGGCAAAACTGTTGATGGAGCGTGATGCGATCCTGGCCTGGGGTCTGCAAGGCTGTCTGGAGTGGCAAAAATCCGGGCTCAACCCGCCCAAATGCGTCCAGGACGCAACCGATGAGTACTTCGAGGAAGAGGACGCTGTTGGCGAGTTTATTGACGACGAATGCCAGAGGTCGGTGCACGCCAAAGAGCCCATCGCGGCGGTCTACCAACGCTGGAAGGACCGGGCTGAAAGCCGGGGCGAGTTTGTCGGCTCAAGTCGCTGGTTGACGCAGCAACTTTTGTCTCGCGGATTTGAGCGCGATCGACTCGGTACTGGCGCAAAAGCCATCAAAGGCTTGTTTTTGCGCGCAAAGGCCTCGCAATACGCAACTCAGTACGCGGACAACTAGCAGTCGCCTTCGGTCGGAAAACTTACTTAACTTATTGATTTATATAGATTACCGACCGAATTGAACCGTATTTCCTATTCCCACTCACGCCTGCGCGGCCGAGACAACTCATTGGAAATTCGGTGCATTTCGGTCGGTGCCCAAAAAAGACATCTCATGAACACCATTTCTCTCACCCAAAAAATTCACACGCTTTTTGCTGACCTCGAACAGCAAAGCGGCCACACCGTCCCCTCGGCGACCCCGGTTCTGGACCTGTACAGCGACTACTGTGACTGGTCACTGCGCCACCACCTGCCTGTGCAAGATGTCGAAGCATTCCTTCTGCACCTCACTCACAAGGATGGCTGCATCCCCTGCCGTCTGCCCGACGGTAGTGTGGCAGTGCTCGGTGTCGTGTCCAAGGCCATGATGGCCAGTGGAGTCCTGCAATGAGCGCCACCACCATCCTGACTCTGGACCTGGGCACCACCACCGGTTGGGCACTCAAGACACGCGACAGCCAGATCGCCCACGGCTTTGTCAGCTTCAAGACACAGCGCTTTGAGGGCGGCGGCATGCGCTACCTGCGCTTCAAACGCTGGCTCTCCGAAGTCCCCGCACTGGCCGACGAAATCCACGCGGTTTACTACGAGGAAATCAGAAGACACGCAGGGGTGGACGCCGCCCACGTCTACGGCGGTCTGATGGCCACGCTGACCACTTGGTGCGAGCACCACAACGTGCCCTACCTTGGCGTGCCAGTGGGCACGATCAAGAAGCACGCCACCGGCAAGGGCAATGCGGGCAAGGCTGAGATCATTGCTGCCATGCGTGCCCTTGGTCACCCCGTCACTGATGACAACGAAGCCGATGCCCTGGCCATCTTGCACTGGGCCATCGATACCCAAGATGACACGAAGGAGGTGTGACGTGAAGATTCCTACCCACCACTACCAATGCCCACTCGGGCGCTTGCAGCCCAAAGTCACAGACCTGGACGCGATGAAGGAGCGCGGCTGGCGTGACCAAAGCATCCTGGTCGTTAACGCCGAGGACAAGCGGCTGGACTACCTTGAGCGCGAACTGGTGCGACGCATTGGCGAGCGTTTGTATGGTCAAGGAGGTCGTCATGCAAAGCGGTAAAACGGCACATGAGCCGCAAAAAGCGGTCAGCCCACACCAGCCTACCAATCCACGCATTCAACGGCTTGAAGGGGCTTTTAATCGATCTGCAATGCCGGTCGGAGCTTGGACGGCAGACGCGGTCGCCGCACGCTTTGAGGACGCAGCAGTGACTGCCAGACGACTGCCCTCGGCCAATGTGCAGGGCTACTTCAACGCGTGGCCGACCATCGTGCGCTGCCAGTGGGAGATGCTAGCAACCGATGAGCGTGTGGTCTGCCGCTTCCCGCCGACACCCAAAGACGTGGAGGACATGCTCGAAGTCATGCTCTGGGTGCAGTGGCTCGAGGTCGGGCAGCGACACCTGGTCTGGATGCGTGCCAAGCGCTTTGGGTGGCGTGAGATCTGCACACGCTTTGGCATGTGTCGCACCACGGCGTGGCAGCACTGGCAAAAATCCCTGCAATTGGTGGCTCAAAAACTCAACGACCGCGTCAAAAAGTGAGGGCGGAACAACATAAAGCCACAAATTCTTCCGAGACAGATGGGCAAGTAGAGCAATGCGTGCGGTACTTGTCCAAAGTTTTGCCGGATTGTCCTTTTTGCACACTGTCTGAATGCTAAACAACCAGGATGTTTTATCGTATATTTACGGCTATGGATTGAGAAAACCGCTGGCGAGAAGCCACAAAATGTCACTGCGAAAACCCTTTTGCCCATAGGCGAGAGGGGTCCTTCTTTGCCCAAATGCAATGCGGGGGGGAACAGCGCAAGACCCGCCCACCGACAGACTGCAAACCAAGGTTTGCGGCAGTTTGCACCCTCAGCAGGTTTGCACCATTTGGATGCGCTGAAATGGCATTGAACGATAATTCATACCCGCCGCACGGCGAAGATTTTTCGTTGAAGCGGCGCAATTGAACTACCAGAAAGACAAGCAGCATGGCCATTTCAAAAGCAACCCTAACGGCAATTCATAAGACTGGCGTGATGACGCAAAACCTGCAGGTGGCACTTCGCGCAGAAGCCAAAAAATACGCGGATCGTCTGAGCAAAGCGCTCTCTGACAGTGCCGATGGAAATGTCTTCGACTTACTCGAAGGCCCACAAATCAACAACTGGAAAAGTGTCGGAAAACTCTCCAAGATGGTCGAAGGCATCGAAAAGGAGTTAATGGCGGTAATGCAACTTGCCACTGAACTCGTCGCCGATGTTCAAAAGGTCTCGCAAGAAATTCTGGCAGCTACCGCGCCTCAACCGGTAGTGGAGGCATCGAAGAAGGCGCCTGCCAAGGGCAAGGCTGCAGTTACGGAAAGCGGCAAAGGATCGAACCCGACTAAGCTTCTGAGCGTCCTGACAGCCAAACTCAACAGCACTGAATTTACGATCCTGACGCAAACCGAGATAGCCAAAGCCGCAGGCATCCCGATGGGCTCGATCACCGCCACGATCAAACGACTGGCGGCAAGCGGCGCAATTGAACTTAACGCCGATGGCACGGGGTACAAATTGGCAAGCAAGCCTAGCCAAGCACCAGCCGCCAAGCCAAAGAAGTCCAGCAAGGCCAAAGAAAATGCTGAAATGCCTGCACCGGTTGTGGAATCAGCTCCGCCAGCGCCAGCCAAGAAAGCTGCAGCAAAGAAGGCAACGACCAAGAAGCCAGCAGCAACGACCGTTGCGGCCGACAAGCCCAAGGCCAAGAAAGCAGTTGCCAAGAAGGCCATTACAAACGAGGCAGCACCCGCAGTCGCCGCAAATGCCGAGCCGGCAGCAACGACGGATGCGCCGGCGGCAGTTGAAACTGCATCCTGATCGCATCCAATCGCACCCCTGAAAACCGAAAGCCTGAAAGCCCGACTGAATTTAGCCTGATCACTCACCTCTAAACCCGCTGTGTGCGCTTCGCCTCAGCGGGTTTTTTATCGCATGCTCAAAGCCTTGACGGCCCGTTGCAACCCTGC